TACAAAAAATTAATATTGATTTTCCAAGCGGAAGAGAGAGTAATACAACTCCTTCCTATGGTGGTCTTTTGGAGACTATTGAAGTAAAGGCCATACCCGGTGCCTTCGTTACTAAACATCAATTTTTAAATTATTTTGCTTCACGAATTTCTGGAAGTTTTTCTAATCATTATTTAGAAATGAATATACCACAAAAGGTTGCGTCCAATAATAGTTCTGATTTTTCATACTCTTTAAAATCTAGCTACAATTATTATGTGCGTAACTACGAAGAACAAATTATTAATAAGTCAGAGAGAACATTACCTAATTATTATGTTCAAGATAGTATTCACGAAAATAATAAAGCATTCATTCGTCCCAATATTGAGGAAACATTTAAGTTAATAGGAAATAAGATTTCTATTAATTATCCTGCTCGGAACAATGAAGAATTGGAAAATATTATTATTTCCGACTCTAAATTTATCCAATCAAAGGCTGAAGAATATCCTATGTATATTGAGGGATCTTTTTATAATGAAGTAAGAGATAATGCCTTTGAATTTCTAAATGAATCTGGACTTATCGATAATTTAATACAAGACTTTAGAAGCGAATCTAATACAACTCAACGAAGTTTTGATATTAATTTTTCTACTGGTGTTTCCAAAGTGGAGACCTTTCCTAATTATAAGGTTTTTTCTTTATTGGGCTGGTTAGAAAACCAAAATTATCAACAGAATGATGGAGATTCCTTGGCGATTAGCCCAAAAGGATACTCAAGTTTTTATTCTTTTAGAATGAAAAAAATGATAATGATTGGTATTATTAAAAACATTGTCAAAAAATATTTAAGAAGTTATGAAGAAGTTTTATCTAATGCTCCCTGTTATAGTCAAGTTTTGTTCTACAAGGTTGATAAATATGTAGGAAATATTATTGGGAACCCCGCACAAACTTTGTGGATTTCATCTCCCGAAGATATGATTTCATTTGTAGACACTCAGATTAAACATCAGCAAATCTATTCTTATGATATTAAGGCTATAACCGTAGTTGTGGGAAATACATATTCTTTTGGCAATATTCGTTTAAGCGACAGCGATAAAGAATTTACAGCGCAAATAGATGTCAACAATAGACCTTCGGTTCAAATAGTAGAAATTCCTTACATCATTGATAGAACATCAGTACTACAGAATCCCCCAATGATTCCCCAAGTTAAGTTCACAACCAAGAAAGACGGAGATCCTTCTTTACAAATAACATTGAACAGAACGATTGGGTCTAGTGACAGCATTTTTCTTCCCATTGAAACGATTGATACAACACAGCGAAATTTGATGGAGCTTACTAAAAATAATTTCTCTTTAGAAAACAAAGTATTTTTTGAATCTGGAGAGTACCCAGAGTACTTTGAAATTTATCGAGTATTCGAGAAGCCTAAATCATACGCCGATTTTACCAACAATAAACTTAAAGATGCGAAAATGTATCTTCAAAAGACTCGACAGAATCCTTCTAAAATAACGGTCAACGATTTCGTAGTTCCTAATCATAAATATTATTATATGTTCCGTTCAGTAAATGCTCATGAACTTAAATCCAATCCAACCATAGTTTATGAAGTTGAGCTTATACGGGACTCTGATGACTCAAAAGTAACTGTGAAGCCCTTTATATTTGAAGACCCTCCCGCTTTTCAAAATACAATTGATTTTACTTCACTTTTTCAAGTGGAACCCGTATTCGAACAGACATTTTTTGATAATGACCAGCCCGGACTATTTAATAAGACCTCGGCTGATGCTACATTAGCAAATGTTAAATTAGGCATAGCTGACGAGAGTATCTGGGGACGCACATTTAAGATTAGAATGACTTCAAAAACAACAGGTAAGATGATTGATTTTAATGTCAAGTTTGATTTATTATTAAGTAAAACAGACAAATAGTGAATACTTTCACATAGAATACTATTTATAAGAGAAATTAGAGAGAGGTAAATTAATGGGTTTTTTAGATAATAGCGGTGATATTATTTTAGATGTAGTGCTAACAGACCTCGGAAGAAAGATGTTAGCTAAAGGCGATGGGTCTTTTAATGTTACTAAATTTGCCGTTGGTGATGATGAGATTAATTATCAATTATATAATACGAATCACCCAAGCGGAAGTTCATATTACGATCTTGAAATTCTGCAAACACCCATTTTAGAAGCGTTTACAGATAATGCTGGCTCTTTAAAAAGCAAGCTTTTAACTATGGAAAATCAAGATTTATTGTTTTTGCCTTCTTTAGTTCTTAACCAAGCAACCGGAATTACCAAAATGGATGTTTCTGGTGCTTTTTTCGTATGCGTTGACCGAAATACTGAGGACAATTCAGCCCAAGGGTTAACAACTTCCGTTGGCTTTAATGCCGATGGGCTTTTACGAACAGGATTTATACTTGGGGAATCATTAGGTTCCGGTGCTGAGACTAGCAATTATGTTAGAGTAGATCAAGGATTAAATACCACTCAGGTATCCCCACGACAAAATCTGTCTCCATCTCTTGTTGAGACTGATTACATGTTACAAATTGATAATAGACTCGGAAGTATTATTTCGAAAGACGGAGTTACAAAAGCCGTTCCAGATTATGTTGATGATGATAACATTGCTTATTATAGCCTTTCGCTTGGAACAGATCAAGTATTTGTAAAACAAAATACTTCTACTGAAGTATCTGTTGATCAAGCCATAAACGGTCCCCGTGGAACAATTCTTGAATTTTCAATCGGCGCATCATTAGAATTAAATACAAGCACCTATTTGTTTACTCAATTGGGGTCAACGACGACATTGGAAAATGCTGGTGGCACTGGTACTACAACCAAGTTCATTGATTCTATTATTAAATGTACAGGCATGACAACGGGATACACACTTGATATTCCTCTTCGGTTCATCAAAATATAGGATTAAACAATGGCCAATATCTTTAAACAAATTAAACCAGACGACAGAGTTTCTACTCGGACTTTATTACATGAAGCAATCCCGCTAACAGGAACTATTGTTCAAGGAACTTATGGTACTTTCCCTAATGAGGAAAATATTAAGAATTATGGACATGGTATGTTTCAATCAGTTTATGATTATCCCTATCTTAGTTCTTCTGCTAACCACATTTTTGATCTTAGTGTTGGCTATGCTAACCAAAGCCCCTTATCTTCTACTGTTTTAAGTACCCACATACAGCAATCAAAGAAAGTAAATATGTATAATGAAATGGCCCAAGTTGCCGTTGGTTATAATATTACTGGTGGTATCCTTCAATTTGACGAGGACGGAGATATCCTTGCTGGTGGCAATAAAATCCAGTCAGGCTATTTTATAAACCTTACTAGACTTTTGATGAAAGACGAAATTAAAAAAGGAAGCTTTGCTTTAACTCTTGGTCTAGAGGCTGCTTATGCTACATCTAATGAGACCAAAGCAATTATAAAAGACTTCGGTGGCGTGAATGATTATCGAGTCAATTCTCCTTTGGGAGAATACGGGCTTCTTTATGCGACAGCCTCAGTTGATGATAACGCCCTCATTGATGAAACCACAGACCAATTCAACTCCACATACAAAGCGTCCGTATGTGGGCTTATTTATTATCAAGCAGGAATTGTTGTATTGAGCGGATCGCTCTTCAACGATTTAGCTGTAGGTGGGCTTCTTAAAAACAGTGCCGGTTCATGTGTTATGTCTACAGCAGCAGGTGCCGCAGCAGCGAGAACAATTAGCGAAGCATTGACGGGATCAAGCATTAGTAGTTCAGCAGATAACTTGAGACATCGATTTGATAATCTACAATTTAATAATACTGTTGAATTAAACTCAACCATTTATTTTTGTCGAATGAATCACAACGAATTTAATTATTCAGGAAACCCAACTTACTTATCAAGCTCTCAGATAAGAGTTAAGCAAGTTTCAACAGATCAACCAGTTTCTTATGTTACTACGGTTGGCCTTTATTCGGAAAACAACGAGCTTCTTGCTGTTGGTAAATTAAGTGAACCATTAAAGAAAACACCGGCAAATGAATTCACAATCCGAACGAGACTCGACTATTAAGATGTTATGTCATTTTATAAATTCACCGATGATGATTTATTTACAAACACTATAAAAGCATATCCAGAATATTCTTTTTATGTCAAAGATGATGTTGTTTTAGTTAACAACGAACCAATCCAATCAGGAGCCTTTTTATCTAATATTTATGGCGTTCCAGATGGTTATGTATCGTTGTATGAATATAACATTGATCGCCCAACTGGGCAGCGCATTTATCCCTTTATGTATAAAGATGGATTAATGAATACATTTAAAAATTATTCAACAGCATCTTATAGAGAAGCACAAATGGGTGCTGTTATAACCTCCTCCTATAACATGTCCTCCAGTATAACTCGGTATTATTATGCTGCCGTGTCTAGTGGTTCAACCAGACGAAAGTTATATACTTTACAAAACACTTTAAATTATTATAAGTATATCTCGCCTTATTATGCGTATTCTTCTTCGTTCTCGAACAAAAACTCGCTCAATACAAACTTCATTTCTATACCGTCGATTCTCTATGGCTCTACGATTAAAAAAGGATCAGTGTCACTAAAATTTTATATTTCTGGCACTATGTTGGCAGAGTTACAAGACACTAGATATAACGGAGATTTAATTCAAGTCTCGGGCACCACCGGTTATGCCTCAGCCAATGATGGAAAAGTCGCAGGTTCTATCTTATATAAAGAGGGCTTTATTATTTTAACAGGCTCGTGGGACCTAGCCAAGGGCGCCTACGATTTCTTAGGCAGCGGCTCATCAAATTATGTAACTTCTTCATGGATTCATTTTGGTGCTGGAGCAAACGATGGAATTAGCCGAGATGCTGATTTTGGATCTGCTAGCTTCTCTATTGATTATCAAGGAACTCAGACTATTCAAACGATGACAATGCTAGCTCACGCAGACCCAGCGCAGTTAAACTATTCTAATAACCCAACTTTTTTAAAGTATGACCAGTCAAGTTATCGTGGCGCAATGACTGGAAATTATCAGTTCGCTGAGAGATCAACTGTCTTGAGCAATAATGTAGATTCTTCTTTTACGGATGTTGTGCCACAGTTTGAACAGATTACTTACATTTCTAAAGTAGGAATTTACGACGATAATAGAAACTTAATTGGAGTTGCGAAATTAGCAACACCAGTAAAAAAGACTATAAAAAATAATTATACTTTTAAACTAAAGTTGGATATATAAGTTATGGGGGTGTAGCTCAGTTGGGAGAGCACTTGCCTTGCACGCAAGGGGTCAGGGGTTCGAGTCCCCTCATCTCCACCATTTTTAAAATTTGCGGGTGTAACTCAGTGGTAGAGTCTCTGGTTGCCAATCAGATTGTCGCTGGTTCGAATCCAGTCACCCGCTCTTTTAAAATAAAAACTTGACAAACTTAGTATAACATGTTATATTATTATTATGAATAATAATATAATCCTAGGTATTGATATTAGTACCTCTCGCATTGGCATCGCAGCAGTGACCCCAGACGAAAAACTAATATACTGTGACACAATCACATACAAGAATAAAGAACTTTCTCTTGAAGACAAAGCGGTATTGTTCGAGAACACATTAAAAAAGATTTTAAAGATAGAAAAGCTCAACCCAATTGCCGTATACATTGAGGAGCCATTCACAGCCTTTGGCGGAGGCAAGACCTCTGCTAATACAATGGCCAAACTCCAAAGGTTTAACGGAATGTGTTGTCTCGCGACAAGAAAGATCTTTGGTGAAGACTCCACACTCCTACCAGTACGAACCTGTCGCTCTCTCAATGAGATTAAGATCCCCCGAGGATCAAATACAAAGCAGTTAATTATTGATTGGGTCTCAGCCAAATATCCAAAAGACTTTACATATGAGCTAACTCGCTTTGGTAATCCCAAGCCCGGCACAAATGATAAGGCCGATGCGGTTGTTGTTGCATTAGCAGGAGCAAAAAAGTTTAAGGAAACCACTTGACAAATAAAAGCACTGTGTTATATTATTAATAGAGGTGCTTAATGAGTGAGAAAAGAAAGATTATAAATGATATTCTTGGATCAAGTTATAAATCAAAAGATGAACATCTTTATTCTTGTCCTTTTTGTAATCATCATAAGAAGAAACTTTCTATTAATTTCTCAAAGAATTATTGGAAATGTTGGGTTTGTGACGCTCGTGGTAAAAACATCTACCGCATTGTTCGTCGATTTGGAACTTATGATCAACGACAAAAATATCTTCTTCTTGATGGACGGCTTGATCTCACAGAGTTTGATAACTTTTTTGCTGAGATTAACGATGAAGAGATTAAACAAACAATCTCATTACCAGATGAATTTGTTTCTCTTTGCAACAAGCGCCTCCCATCGTCTTCAAGGAAGGCTTTAAAATATTTAAATTCTCGGGGCATAACCCAGAAAGACATAAGAAATTGGAAAATTGGATACAGTACAGGAGGTAAATATGGTGGCCGGATTATTATTCCCAGTTATAATTGGGAAGGTGATGCTAATTATTTTATTGCTCGTTCTTTTGTGGGCAATTGGAGGCGATACTTGAACCCACCAGTAGGCAGAGACATTGTTTTTAATGAGCTTTATGTTGATTGGGATGAGGAAGTTGTGTTAGTTGAGGGCGTTTTTGACGCTATTATCGCAGGTTCCAACGCAATACCCATTTTAGGGTCTACTTTGCGTGAAAACTCTCGCTTATTTCAACAGATTGTGTTAAACGATACTCCGGTTTACTTGGCATTAGACAAAGACGCAGAAAGCAAAAGGAACTGGATAATCAAATCCTTTTTGAGGTATGACATCGAGTTGTATATAATTGACACATCTGATTACGATGATGTTGGCTCTATGACTCGTGAGCAGTTTCTTGAAAAGAAAGAGAAAGCAATCTTGGCAGACTTAGATGAAATAATGATTTTTGACAAATTAAGAGCAATTTAATGGAAGTAGGAGATTTGGTTACAATTAACAATGATTTTAGAAATCCTAAGTTAACATACTATTTAACAGCCCAGCATTCATTTGATGATATAGGAATTATAACATGTGTTATGGTTTATTCCTGTACGGTTTACTGGATTAATAAAGAGGTTTCAACATCGATTGCTAAACCAATTTTAATGAAAATTTCTTGACAAATTATAACCAATCGGTTATATTATAAACACTCAACAAAAGGAGACTAGAATGAGTATTTTACTTTATAGCATGTTGTTTGCATGCTCAGGCGACAAAGCCGACGACACAGCAGTTGCTGATGAACCAGCAACCGAACCAGCGACAGAGCCTGCGACAGAGCCAGCAGTAGAACCAGTTGATTCTGGAGACACAGGCGAAGATACAGGTGCTGAAGATACAGCACAAGACTCAGGAGGTGAATAATGAGTATTTTACTATCAATCCTAATCGCATGTGGCGGAGACGCTACTGAGACAACTGAAGTTGCGGAAACAACCACGACGGAAACAACCATAGTCGTTGAAACAACAACAACTGATAATGGTGGAACCGAAGAGGTTACAACTGAAACAACTGGTACTACTGAAACCGAAGGTGTAACAACCGTAAATGAAGGTACAACAGAAGTCACCAATGGCGATAACGAAACTACAATAGTTAACGAGTAGTTTATAGGGTTAGCGGCTCCCTTCAAAAGCCGCTCTTTTTTTATGGAGAACAAATGAAAGAAATCAGTGACGGAAATTTTATATCAGCAATCAATAGCCAAGACTTATGTGTTGTTGACTTTTATGCGAATTGGTGTATGCCATGTAAGATAATGGATAAGGAAGTAAGCCATATCGATGAGACTAACGCAGATATAGGCGTTTATAAATTTAATGTTGATAAAGGCGTAGGAGTTTGGAGTAAAGTAAAAGAAGAATTTTCAGTTCGTTCTATACCTTTTCTAGTTTTTTATCGTAATGGAAAGCCTATACACTCGGCAGTTGGATATAAAAATGCAGCCCAAATTCAAGAAATACTTGACAACCTTTCCTAAACAGGATACATTATAGATAACAAAGGAGAACTTATGCTAGCTTGCCATATTAGTGACACACATATACGAAACTTAAAATACCACTGGGAATACAGGCAATCTTTTGCCGATCTATACAACAAATTGCGAGACCAAAAACCAGATGTCATTATCCATACGGGAGACATCGCACACACAAAAACTCAACTCTCTCCGGAGTATTTTGAGCTAACAGCAGAGTTCTTGTCTACATTGGCAGACATTGCTCCTGTAATTATAATCGCAGGTAACCACGATGGAAACCTCAAGAACCCAGATCGCCAAGATGCGATCACACCTATCGTAACTGCTCTTCAACATCCGAACTTAACATTTCTTAAGAATTCCGGTGAGTACCAGTTTAACAATGAAATCACATTCAATGTCCTCTCTGTCTTTGACCGAGAGAATTGGGTTCAACCCACAGATTTATCAAAAATCAACATTGCTCTTTACCATGGTTCCATCTCAGGATGTGAGACAGGACAAGGCTTTAAAATAAGAGATGGTGATGATACATCCGAAATCTTTAAGGATTTTGATTATGCCTTCCTTGGCGACATTCATAAACCACAGGTTATGGATAGAGAAGGTCGTGTCAGATATGCTGGTTCGACTTGCCAACAGAATTATGGAGAAGACCCACGAAAAGGTTATCTTCTTTGGAACATTCAAAGCAAAGATGAGTTCTCCGTAAGGCACGAGGTTCTTGTTAATCCAAGGCCATTTCTCACAATCAACCTAACAGAAGATGGAGAACTACCAGAGACACATATTCCTCCGAATGCTCGGCTTCGTGTTGTGTCACGATATAACATTCCCCTTACAAAGCTAAGACAAGCTGTTGATGCCGCAGAAACTAAGTGGCGACCATTCAGTGTTACTTTTGTAAACAAAGGCGCAGGTTCTAACAGCCAGAACCAAGGCATGCTTGCCGATGGTCGCTTTGAAAATCTTAGAGACATTCAGGTTCAAGAAGAGATGATTGAAGAATTCCTTGCCGATAAAGAGTTGGGTGAAGGAGTATTAGAGAAAGTCCTTGAGCACAATAAAAACTATAATAGAATCGCAGAGGAACAAGAAGATGTCTCTCGTAATGTTATATGGTCCATTAAAGAAATGCAATGGGATAATCTTTTTAACTACGGAGAGAAGAATAAGATTTCTTTTGAAAACCTCAACGGAATCGTCGGGGTCTTCGGAAAGAATTATTCAGGCAAGTCCTCTATTGTGGATTCCGCTCTCTATTCTATCTTCAACGATACATCCAAAGGTGAGCGAAAAAATGTCCATGTTATCAATCAAAATAAAGACCAAGCCCGAGGCCGTATTGACATCCAAGTTGGTGACAACCTCTATAGAATTACCCGCGATTTGGCAAAGATTACCTCTAGTTCGAACAAAGTATCAGCCAAAGTGGAACTTGACTTTGCTGTCTTTGATGGCACCGAATGGCAACCATTGAATGGAACAACACGCAATGAAACTGATGCTAATATTAGAAGACACTTCGGGACCATTGAAGATTTTCTTTTGACCTCGATGGCTTCTCAGATGGACTCTCTGTCTTTTGTTAAAGAGGGCTCGACCAAACGAAAAGAGATTCTCGCAAAGTTCCTTGACCTTGATTTGTTTGACGCTAAATTTAAATTAGCAAAAAAAGATACAACGGAAACAAAATCTGTTATCAAGCATCTTCGCTCAATGAATTGGGATCTTGAGATTCAGAAGAAACAAGACATTCTTGATGATATCGAGATTGATATTATAGCAAATAATACAAGATGTAAACAAATTGATTCTGATCTTACGCTCACAAGCGCAGAACTTAAAGCACTAGAAGAGGCAATTAACGCAATCCCTGCTGAAATTATTGATATTAATAAAGTTAACGCATCGATTGCTAGAAAGCAAGATCAAATAGCATCACTGACCTCTAAAAACTTCGCTTTGATGGCTAAAACTTATGATAATAAGCAAACTTTATCACAAGTAACTACCTTCGTTGATACATTCGACCTTGAAGTACTGAACCAAGAAAAACAAAGGCATAATGACCTTGTTTGTGAAAAATCTTCAAATTCTTCGGACATTCGTGGACTATCTACCACAATTTTAAACGAGGAGAAGAAAATGAAACTCCTCGATGGCATACCCTGCGGGGATTCTTTCCCAACCTGTAAATTTATTGCTGATGCCGTAAAAGCTCAAGAAGGAATATCAGATTTGAAAGAGAGAATGGCAAACTTAAAAATGGTTAGCGAAAACATCGAAGCCAAAATTTCAACTCTCAACATTGATGAGGTTGAAGAGAAAATCGCTTCTTATTATTCAATCGTATCTCGCAAAGAGAATTTACAAACAGAAATTGAACGAGACGAATTACAAGTCGAGAACAATAAAAAACAAATTAAAATTATAAATAATGATCTTGAAACCCTTTTCTCAACTCAAAGTCTCTATGAAGAAAATAAAGAAGCCATTGAAAATAAAGAGTCATATCTCACTCAGCGAGATCATTATGTCCAAAAGAAGCAACATCTTCAAAAAGAGAATGAACAATGTAAAGTTTCTCTTCAAGAGTTTTATATTGAGAAAGGCTCAACGCAACAAGCCATTGATGGTTATACTGAGCGAAAAGCAGAGCTTGAGGACAAAGAAAAAGAATTCATTGCTCAAGATTTGTTTCTAGAATGTATGCATTCAAACGGCATTGCCTACAATGTCATTCGTCAAATGCTTCCGGTCCTTAACGAAGAGATTGCCAAAATCTTAACCAACATCGTTGATTTTGAAGTATTCTTTGTTGACAACGGAAAATCATTAGACATCATGCTTAAGCATCCCAAATACGATGGAAGACCATTATCAATGGGCTCTGGCGCCGAAAAGACATTATCAGCAATGGCAATACGATTAGCTCTGATTTCAATAACAAATTTACCAAAATCAGAATTATTCATCTTAGACGAACCAGCAACAGCTTTAGATCAAGAGCATATGGATGGTTTTATTAAAATGTTAGAAATGATCAAATGTCAATTCAAGACTGTCTTATTAATCTCGCATCTAGATTCTCTTAAAGATTGTGTTGAACAAACTATTGATATACAAAAGAAAGATGGCTATGCTTTTGTAAATATTTAAATACGGCTTTACTTCTTATAAATGACTATTTAGTGTAAAATAAGGGTATGCTTACAATGAAAATAACAAAAGAAGAACTTTCTAACATTATCAGAGAAGAAACAGCAGCTTGTCTTGCAGAATATGAAAAAGAGAAAGGTGCTGACGGCAAAGCTTGTTGGGACGGCTATAAGCATGCTGGAACCGAAGATGGAAAAGATAAATGCGTCAAGATGGAAGAAGCAGAAACCATAGATGAAGAAACCGACAAAGATCGTATGGCTTGTAATAAACCTCGTTATATAAAAAAGGGTGAACCGGGCCACGGTAAGAAGCAAAAGGTTGTAAAAGCTTGCGATAAGGGCAAAGAAAATATTGTTCGTTTTGGTGATGCTAACATGAGAAACAATAGTGATAAACCTAAAAATAAAACAAACTTTAGAAAAAGACATAATTGTAAAGACAAAAAAGATAAAACAAAAGCTGGCTATTGGTCATGTAAGGATTGGTAAAATGAAATTAACAAAAGAAGCTTTAAAGCAAATAATCAAAGAAGAACTTGAAGGAGTTCTTGAAGCGTATATGGGACCAATGGGACCACGAGGAAGAGGCGGCTATAAGCCATCGGGTCAACAAGCACGAATGGCCCCTGATCTAGCCTTCAAATTATTATCTTTCGGATGGAATGAGCTTGAGGAAGATCAAAGGCAAGAAATAGAAGCCTTGGCGAAAAGGCAAGCCGACATTGGCAAAACTAAACTTCGTGATGCTGTCGCGAAGGCGAAGAAGCCAGAAGTGGAAGAAGGTATGCTGGGGAAATTTAGAGATGCTATCATGGGACCTGAAACTGAAAAAGATAAGAAGGACGCAAAAGTCCGTCAACAAAAGATGCAAACTAGAAAAACGCAAACCCCGTCTTCAAGCATGAAGCTCCGTGGTCCATTTGAAGAGGACAAAAAATAATGGATAAAGAACAAATAAAAGAACTTGGTGAAAAAGCTAAAGAAGAACTCAACGAACTCAAGGAAGATGTCAAAGAACGACTTGAGAGCGATGGAGTTTCTCTAGCAAAAGAAAAAGTCAAAGAGGTTGCTAAAAAAGTATCAACTAAAAATTCTTTGTTAGACAAAATGCTTGGGAAAATTATCTCTCGTAAATTGCTTGTATTTGTTACAGCAACTGTACTTCTCGCACAATACGGCCTTGATCCAGACACTTGGGGAATGATTGCTATTGTTTATATCGGCGGACAATCTGTCGTCGATACAATGAAGATGTGGCGACATGGAAGATAATGAACCTACTCAAGCTTCGTAAGTACTGGCAACTTACTTGCTCTTTTGCCAAAGCGCATTGGAGAGGGTTAGTTGTGGGTGCTGCGATGTTGCTGTGCTATTTCTACGGAAAGAAAGTAGAAAAGAAAATGAAGTTAGATAGAGCCATGGCCTTGGCTCAATGGGATAAAGACAAAAAAGAAATTGAAAGATCTTATGAGTCTGAAATGGCCAAGAAAGCCGAAGCCAAAGAAAAATATGATGCCGCCATGCTAAAGGCTGAAGAAGCTAGAAAAAATGCAACCGATGAATTTGACAGAGTAAAGGCAGCAGAATTAAAGAAAATGATTAAGAAAGCCAAGTCCGACCCTGATGAGATTGATCGAATTCTTGAGGACAGCTTAGGGATAAAGAAAGTATGATTTTATTATTATGGGCATCTCTTGCTTGGGGCGAAGCACAATTCACCCAACTAGAAGAAGGTGATGTTGCTCCGTTTGCTGGTCGCTTATTGAACGATGAAGCAATTTCAAAGCTTTTAGTAGATCAACAATTAGCTGGCGATGAATGCCAAATTGCGGTGGACTATGAGCTAGACATTGCTATGGCTCAATGGAGCTATCGAATGTCAATTCAAGAGCTAACCCTTGAAGGAAAGATCGAAAGATCAGAAGCTCTTGTTGAGTCTCAAAAAGAACAAATAGTATATCTCCAACAACAAGTTAAACCAGCGAAGCCATTTATTTGGATCACAACGGGATTTATCGTTGGAACATTATCTTCGTTAGGAATTTACCATTCTGTTAAGGATTAGCCATGAGAGTAAAAATAAAAAGAAATATTAAAGAAGGCCCCAAAGAACTGACTCCGTTTAAGCTTTCTAATACACAAGACAAGATAGCCAAACAGATAGAAGAGTTCTATGCGAAAAAGAAAAGATACAGCGGCATTGAAGAGATAGGCGAATGGAAAGGCTATGAACTTCGCAAGATAGTTGGTAAATTTGATAATACACACAGATGGTTCTTATACGATGATGGAGAGCCAAAACTTTTTGTTAAGTTCTCCGGCTATGGCGATCCACAATCGTCAGAGTATGGATTACAAATAAATAACATCCGCAAGACCAAAGGTGCTGAAGGTGAATTCAAAGCTAGTGATTTCTATAAGTTCCTCATGGAACAAGAAGATATAAACCCAAATGGTATCTTATACAGCGATAGCCAACAAACTCCCGGCGGTAAAGAAATTTGGGATAGACTGAGAGCAGACTCTCTGAGAGCAGACTCTAAAATTGATTTTAAAGACCTCGGCAATGTTTATCGAGCGAAATTTAAGGCAGAAGAATCATGAGAATAAAAATAATAAGATCATCTAGCAAACTTGCATGCCCAAAGGCAACACAAGATTTAGAATTAAATACAAAAAATAGAGATGCTTCTATTGAAGCAGAGCACATACAATACGGACCTCTAAACTTGACTGACGAAGGCTATTGGGAAAGAGCAGCAGATCATTGGAACACCGATGTAAAGACAGCCAAACAATCATTGTGCGGCAATTGCGTTGCATTTGATATTAGCCCTCGTATGGAAGAGTGCATGCCCGGTGAAGTATCTGACGGAGATGGAAAACTTGGTTATTGTTGGATGCATCATTTCAAATGCCATAGTGCTCGCACATGTTACACTTGGGCCGATGGTGGTCCGATAAAAGAAGATAAAATATCAAATGATTGGCAGAAAAAATCGGAGGACTAATGTCGAAAGATCCAAATTATGTTGTAAAAATAGAACAAGCGATAGCTGAAAAATACGGTGAAGAAACAATCCAAAATCCTAAAAAAACTTGGACCGATGAGAAAGAAAAACAATATATATCTCAGCTTAAGGATTTTTATTCTCCATCTGGTAGCGATGAAGAATTTGAGAAGAAAGAAATAAATGGTGTTTTAATACCAAAAAAACTACTTAATAGTGATTCTAATCGCTCATGTCCTGTTTGTTCTGTTTATACTACTAAATCACAAGACGATCTTTATTTTACTAAGTTTAGTTGTTGTTTTAAGTGTTATGTACAATGGGTAGAAGGCCGAGAAGAAAGATGGAAAACCGGCTGGAGACCAAGCAAATGAAACTTACAACAAAAATTCTTAAGCAAATGATTGCTGAAGAGATGAACAATGCGGCACCTATTAAAGAAGGTTATAAAGAAGCCTTGGGTGAATTTCAAAATTTAGTACAAGAGTACAGCCTTAGTCGCGAAGACATTCTTGGAATAGCTGATATGCTTTTCCCTATAGACGAACAGCAATTGTCCGAGGGTATGGAAAATATTACTCCTGAGAATTTAGAACTTGTTCTGGATGCCGTAGTAAAAATGGCTGGTATTTTTGGACCAGCAATTATGGCTACTGTAACAGGGTCAGCAGTTTATAAACAAATCATGGGACGGAAAGCTGAAATTGATCAAGAAGCCGGATTAGATGAAACGAAGGTTAAAGAGGAATTATAATATGAGTTCAACAACATTAGAAATTATACAAGGTCTTGCTCAAGCAGCCTCAAGAGCATACGATGGCGCTCATGTCGCTGATTACAACGACGATGGCCGTGAAAGATCTGCCGGTCTCAAAAGAGAAGAAGGAAACCCAATTATTGATAGTCGTGTTATTGATGGTTTCAAAGTTCGCTTTTCTGGTCCAACGATGATCTTAACCTATCAGTCTGAGATCAAACTGAAAGAAGTTTATGCTGGTGGGTTTGAAAACGACATCGACAGACAACTAAACGAAATCAAAAAGTTTTTACAAAAAGAATATAAAGTTATAACAGGCAACCCAATCACATTGACTAAAGATGGAGAAAGCAATATTCTTGTTCAATCTTCATCTCGTGTACACTCTTGGGTTCAAGCGACCCAAGTTTATAAAATTGGTAAAATTGATGCTGAAGGAATTCTTCAGCCATCTGAGCCAACAGTTCGTGAGGTCACAAAGAAGTTTTTAAAACAAGCAAAAGCTAAACGACCGAGCAACGATACAAGGAAATAATGGGATTTGAGTTATCAAAGAAGGAAATTGTAAAGGAAATTGTAAAATCTGGTAAAGATCCGGTTTACTTTATAAACAACTATTGTCGTATTTCCCATCCCCTTAGAGGACTGATACCTTTCAAAACCTTCCCCTACCAAGATGATTTGGTACAAGATTTTAATGATTTCCGTTTTTCGGTTATTCTCAAAGCCCGACAGCTAGGCATCTCAACGATTACTGCCGCCTACATTGTCTGGCTTATTTTATTTCACCGTGATAAGAATGTCATGGTATTGGCAACGAAATTTGCCACGGCTGCCAACTTGGTAAAGAAAGTAAAAGCAATGATGAAGAATCTACCAGACTGGATTCGCATCACAGATATCTCAATTGATAACAGAACTTCGTTTGAGTTAACCAATGGCTCACAGATTAAAGCCTCGTCAACCTCTGGTGATGCTGGTCGTTCGGAAGCCCTCTCCCTCCTCGTAATTGACGAGGCTGCTTTTGTTGATGGCCTTGATGAACTCTGGACTGCTCTCTATCCTACTCTATCAACTGGTGGTCGTTGTATAGCCCTTTCAACGCCTAACGGTGTCGGTAACTGGTTTCACAAGACCTTTGTTGATGCTGAGGACAATCAAAACGATTTCAAATCTGTCGTACTCCCATGGGAGGTACACCCAGAGCGAGATCAAGAATGGTTTAGAAATGAAACCAAAAACATGTCGCGTCGTCAGATAGCACAAGAGCTTGAATGTAACTTCAACTCATCTGGTGAAAATGTTCTTAATTCCGAAGATATGGAATGGGTCCACACTTGTGTGAGCGATCCTGTCTATCGGGTAGGCTTTGATAGAAATTTCTGGATTTGGGAGAAGTATCAAGATGATTCTAAATATTTGCTGGTGGCTGATGTGGCTCGTGGTGATGGAGCAGATTATTCGGTTTTTCATATCATCAAGCTTGGGACAATGGAAATAGTTGCGGAGTATCAAGGTAAGCCATCTCTTGACTTATATTCCGACATTCTCTTTGATGCTGGTAATGAATACGGCAAATGCCTTTTAGTTGTCGAGAACAATGGAATTGGCATTTCGGTTTTAGAAAAGCTAATCTTAAAAAATTACTCTAATCTCTACTATTCAATTAAAGGATCGCACGAATTCATCGAGCAACATAAGGCGGATTATGTATCCAATTCAGTTCCCGGCTTTACTAACTCTTCAAAAACTAGGCCACTAATTATAGCGAAAATGGAAGAGTACATAAGAAACAAACTAATTACTGTTAGATCTTCACGACTTTTTCATGAATTCAAGACTTTTATTTGGCATAATGGGAGACCACAAGCAATGCGATCATACCACGATGATCTGGTTATGGCGTTATCAATCGCATGCTGGGTTCGAGATACAGCGATAGAAGTAGACCAACGAGATGTAGCCTATAAGAAAGCAATGATGGGCGGCATGATGATGTCTAAAACTCAAATGCAAACCACCATTAAGGGCCAATCGGCTCATAAAGAAGATTTTTATAATAAGCATAAAGATTCTATACAACAGACTAAAGACTTTGTATGGATTTTTAAAGGATAGAAGATGGCATCACGAAAAAAAACAAGAAATGGTAAAAACCCAAACAACGAAAATAATGAATTATTCAAAGCGCTGACTAGATTATTTTCAGGACCTATTGTAACTCGACGGACTCAAACGGGTCGTGATTTACGACGACGACATTTAGATGTCTACGCCAGTCAGTTCCGTACACCTTCTGGACAACAATTTAAAAAAATTGATCAGTATAGTCCACTAACTCAACTCGGAGCCAATATGGTTGCTAATCGCAACCGATCCGAAAGATATATAGATTTTGACGAGATGGAGTATACACCAGAGATTGCTTCGTCATTAGACATCTATGCGGATGAAATGACAACACACTCAGCCTTACAGCCCATGCTTAATGTTAAGTGTACTAACGAAGAAATTAACTATCTTCTTCAAAACCTTTATCACAAAGTTCTTAATATAGATTACAACCTTTTTGGATGGTGTCGTACCATGTGTAAATACGGAGACCTATTTCTTTATTTAGACATTGATGATAAAATGGGAATCCAAAATGTAATTGGCTTACCTCCTCAAGAGATCGAAAGATTAGAAGGCGAAGATCCTGCTAATCCTAATTATGTTCAATACCAATGGAATTCCGGTGGACTTACCCTTGAAAACTGGCAAGTTGCTCATTTTCGTATTTTAGGTAATGACAAATTTGTGCCTTATGGAACTTCTGTATTAGAACCAGCTAGAAGGATTTGGAGACAATTGATTTTACTTGAAGATGCGATGATGGCATATCGAATTGTTCGATCTCCTGAGCGTCGTGTTTTTAAAATCGATGTTGGTAACATCGCACCTGAAGATGTAGAACAATACATGCAGAAGGTTATGACTCAGATGAAGAGACACCAAGTTGTTGATCCATCAACTGGTCGTGTAGACCTTCGCTACAATCCTCTTTCAATTGAAGAAGATTATTTTATTCCTGTCCGAGGCGGCAGTACCTCAGAAATCTCTAATTTACCCGGAGGACAATTTACTGCTCAGATAGAAGATGTTAAATATTTACGAGACAAACTCTTTTCAGCTTTAAAGGTACCTCAATCATATCTATCGATGGGAGAAGGAGCAACTGAAGATAAAACAACCTTAGCTCAAAAAGATATTCGATTTGCTAGAACAATTCAAAGACTACAGAGAGTGGCTATTTCTGAATTAGAAAAAATTGGAATTATTCACTTATATACTTTAGGATTTAGAGGCGATGATCTTCTTAGCTTTAAACTATCTCTTAACAACCCATCAAAGATAGCTGAACTTCAAGAGCTAGAACACTGGAAACAGAAGTTTGAAGTTGCCGCTGCTGCTACTGAAGGATACTTTTCAAAGCGCTGGGTCGCAGAAAATATGTTTGGAATGTCCGCAGACGAATTTGTTCGTAATCAACGAGAGATTTTCCATGATAAGAAATTTTCTGTTGCTCTTGAAAATGTAGGACAACCAGATGAAGAAGCCGGAGGCGGCGGTGGTGGCCTTGGAGATCTTGGCGACCTTGGTGGAGATGACCTTGGTGGTGATGAAGATTTAGGTGATCTTGACTTAGGTGCTGGTGACGAAGGTGAAACAGAAGATGCTGGTGGTGACGAGGAAACAACCCTTTTAGCCACACCTCCCGCCAACAGAGATGATGGCAAGCGAGGACCTTATAAAAGACACAAATCTTCATATGATAAAGGAAGATTAACAAAGAATTATAAGAATGTCGCTACTTCGGGTGAAGTCCGTGGATCAACCAAAAGAACCACCTTTCCGGGTAAGATGGGAGATAGCGGTCTTGACTCTTTAACTAAAGGAATGTTTGAAGAAATAATAGTGCATGAGGATTTAGAAGAGAAAAAACTATTTAAAACAAACAATGAGATTAAAAGTTTACTAGAAAGCTTAATTATTAGGGATGACGAAGATGAAACATAATAAGAAAAGAAATACCGCTTTTCTTTACGAGTGCTTAGTTAAAGAATTAACAAAGGCAATTGTTAGAAATCAAGATGAAAGAAAACAAAAAATAGTAGAGATACTAAAGAATTATTTTTCATCAGGAACAGTCCTTAAAGAGGAATTAAAAATTTATAGTTCTCTTCTTGAGGGAACAGGTCACACAGATAATTCTCAATCTCTTAGGGTAATCTACGAGATCAAGAAAGATTATGAAAATTTAGATCGCAAGAAAGTCTTCAATGTACAGACTACCTTGATTAAACAAATAAACGAAACATTCACTCCAAAAATCTTTTCTAATTTTGTGCCCAATTATAAAAACATAGCTACTGCTGGGCTATTTTTTAATCAATCAAGGCTCCCTGCCAAAAAGCGACTTTTAATTGAAAAGCGTGTAATAGAGTTTCGTATTGAAAAATTAAATGAATCCAAAATGCAACACATAGACAATCTTACTTATAAGACTTTTGTCAACAAATTTAACGAAACCTATTCCGAATCGTTGAGACCGGAACAAAGAGATTTATTAACTAATTTTATTGTGTCTTTCTCGGACAATGGCTTAGGTTTAAAATCTCATATGAATGAAGAGATAGGAAGATTGAAAAAATCTTTATTAAATCTTGAAAATAATACATATGTCGATAATGCTCAAAAAGTTGTCGATAAACTCAATAATTTTAGCAAAAGGCGCATAGACGAACAAATGCTTAGGGATCTCTTTTATATCCAAGATTTAGTCTATGAGGTAAAGAAAAATGGCAATTAATGTTAAATTAGCAGGTAGTTCCCAACTGCCTCCTCCCGATACTTCAATCAGTGTCTCAATTAATCCTTCTTCGCCTAAAATTGGAGTTGCCTTAAACAACCCAAAAATAAATGAAGTTAAATTTAATTTAAATATTCGTGAAGCAAATAATGGTGATTTAATGATTTTTGATCATCCTGAAATTGATATTGTGGTTATGGTAGAGCAAAAAAAGGTTATGACATTTGCTAAAGATTTAGCAACAGATACAGTTTATGGAACTTCTAGTCGTCTTATGGAAAGACTTCGACGAAAAGGAATACTTCAATTTGACACCATACAGGGTGGGAATATCTATGGTTCTCTAGAGGGAATCATGTTAGAAATGAAAAACACTGAAAAGAAAGATAATTTAATTCCACTAGTTCTCAACCAGATTTCAGAATGGATTGAAGAAGAACGACCGGCATGGGTTAGCATGGAAGATTATGAACAAATGTATGATGATTATTTAACCCATCCTGATGCTGAAGATTCAACAGCACTTGGCAAGGTCCCCGAAAAAGCAGAGAAAGGCTCAATCCGCCCTTACATTTTCGGCGCCTATCCATACGGGGGCTATTACTAGAGATGAATATAAACTTTTTAGAATTTGACGCAGGCTGGCTTTGGTTTATCCTCGCCGCATACGGCCTCACACAAATTCTTGTTTATGGATCAGTCTTTGATAAAATCCGTCCTGCTAAGGATGCTTATCGTGGCTGGGGTAAAGTTTGGCATTGTCCTATGTGTATGGGTTTTTGGGTTGGTGCCCTTTTATTCACCTTAAACGGCTTTACCGAACTATTTACATTTGATTATACATTCGCAAACTTTTTAATTTGCGGGTGGATGGCATCAGGAACATCGTATTTTTTGAGTATGCTTGTGAACGATGACGGAATAAAGATTAACACTAAGGAGCAATCATGACTAAGAAATGGATGTTACAACCAGTTCGTCGCTGTTGCAGCGGGTCCTAACTCGGGCGGGTAGCGCCCGTTTGAATTTTATGAGAGACTAACAATGAAACTTACAAAAGAAAGACTTAAACAAATTATTAAAGAAGAAATAAGCAAGGTTACTGAAGTATATGGTAATTATATTCCCGGTGAGACAGCACCCGGAAATACTGATATGGGTTACGGCAAGGCTCCGCAAGACGATCTTGAGCCGAATGCTCCACGAGAAATTACTGTTGATGAAAGAGAACAACTAGAATCTATAGTCAGACTAATGACTTCTGATGAGCTTGTAGATCTTATGAGTAAGTTGGATGATGAAACAAAAAAACTTGTAATGAAAGACTTTTTGGGACAATCAGGACGCAACAATGAATTTGGTAATCCAGCTTATGATTTAGAGCGATAAAATGTCTAAGAAACTTTTACAAGAATATTACGAACTATGCCCCGATGGTATGTGTCCCGACCTTCTCACCGAAAGAGAGAAGAAAGAGATCTCCAATGGCGCAATGTACCTCACCGGTCGCATTCAGACTGCCGACAAGCAGAATGGAAACGGACGAGTGTATCCTTTTGAAGTCCTAAAGCGTGAGGTCGATAATTATAAAAAGATTGTTGCCGACCATCGTGCTTGTGGAGAACTTGATCATCCAGATGACTCTGTGGTGAATCTCAAGAATGTATCACACATGATTGTTGATTGCTGGTGGGAAGGAAAAGATGTAATGGGCAAAATGAAAGTCCTTGACACTCCTTCTGGCAAGACACTAAAAGAACTTATAAATGCTGGAGTTAAGCTCGGCATATCTTCTCGCGGACTTGGGTCTGTTAGAGAAAGCATGGGCAAGACAGTTGTTGAAAATGATTTCCAATTAATCTGCTTTGATATTGTCTCAGAACCATCAACTCCAAATGCTTTTGTCTCACCAGACAAGCAAGCAGCATCTCCCATGAGAATGCGAGAGAACAAAGAAAATACAATTGACGATCTATTTAACAAGATCTTGAGGGATTAATGGATAAAAAAGAATTAAAGAAAATGCTTAAGCCTTTAATTAAAGAGTGCATCAAAGAAGTAATGTTCGAAGATGGCACTCTTTCCACTATTATTAGTGAAGTTATGAAAGGTACAGGAGCTTCTCAACCAATTGTTGAGAATAGACGGCCAAAAACTCCTCAAGTACAAACTCGTTTGGAAAGTGACGACGAGGCTAAAGCAAGAATTAAAGCAAAACAACAAAAGCTCATGGAAGCAATGGGAACCGGTGCCTACAATGGCGTTAATCTTTTTGAAGGAACCACTCCAGCGCCGTCACCATCGTCAGCTAAGGGACAAGGTGCTCTATCCGGAGTTGCCTCAAATGACTCTGGAGTTGACATTACTAAACTAATGGGCAAAACATCAGCCATTTGGCACAAGATGAAAGAGAAAAAAAATGGGATATAATTATCAATACAAATTAAAAAGAGGTGAAGATGTCGCCCGAGCAATCAAAAAGTTTTCACGCAAATGTAAGAAACTTGGTATTGTTCAAGAAATACGAGATCGTAGACATTATATAAAACCTTCAATGAAAAAGAGACTCGCTAAAAAACGAGCCATTGCGCGTCATCGTAAAGAACTGGCAAAACAAAGAAAATCAACTAATTAATACGGTAGGAGTGTAAAATGTCTAATATTTATAGTGCTGGTTTAAGCAATGTGGGATCATATCAAGTAAGTGGAATACCATTCTTGTCAGGGACATTAGATGCTACTAATGGGTTACTTATAGATTTTCCTTATGTTTCGAGATGGGTAGTAGTACACAATTCTGGCACAGTCGGCGGTCCCGGATTAAATATTACGCTTAATCCAAATACCAATGTAAATGTTTATACTATTCAGGCTGGACAACAATCTCCAAGACTGGAATTAAAATTAACTGGACTAGCCTTAGAAGGCGGTGTTGCTGGTGGTGTATCTGTTATAGCTGGATTAACTAATCTTCCTGTATCAAGAATAAATAACATCAGCCCATCAGGTTCTAACTGGTCAGGCTCTGTTGGAGTAGGTTAATGGCTGAATTTGGCTGGGCTTATATTGAGTGCTCAAGTTCTGGTGGTGGCAGTGGTTCTGGGTCAGCAGCCGCTGGCCCAACTGGATCTGTCCAGTTCAAACATGCTGGTATCTCAATCACTGGTTCAGATTACTTTATTTTTCATACTGCCTCTGCTCCTTTCGAATTAAGGCTTACTGGTACTCTATCTGTCAGCGGAACTATTAATGCGAACGAACTTAATATTAATGTAACCAATAAAAGTGTCATTAATCTTGATGTCTCTGGTAATACTAAGTTCGGAGACACTGAAGATGATACTCACCAATATACAGGAAGCTTCTTTATTAGTGGAGCAATGTATAAGACATTTAAAGAAGTAACAGGCCCTCTGGGCACAATTTATTCAGCTAGCATTGCGGATTATTATATTGGTGTTAGTGGTAGTAATAGCTATATCATACGACTTCCTAGCGCTAGTGCTGGAACTGCTGGTAGAACTTTAGTAATTAAAGATGAATGGAATTCTGGAAGTGCCCGTGTTGGAGACCCAATTACGGTTTACCCAGCCCATCTTTCTAGTGATTTAATTGATGGCTCTACGCAGTATTTGATTGAAGGAACAGAAATGGCAGCTATTTCTTTATACTCGACAGGTAACGGTCACTGGTTTGTATTCTAATTCAGAGAGGTAATTAAAAATGAGTTATAATATAATTACCGGCTCTGTGACGACCACTGGATTAGAAATTTCTGGTGCTTTCAGCGGATCATACATGGGTGATGGCGCAGCTTTAACAAGTGTAAGTCACTTCGGTCAAATTGATTTTGATCAACAGAGAGTTGCTTTATTTTCTAATACAGCCGATTCTTTTGGAGAATTAGATTTAAAAGGCGTAAGCGGATTTAATTATTTAACCTCAAGCAATACCTTAGAAGTTCCCGGTACTGGTTCATTTCCTCGTCTTAATTTGCTAGATATACAATCTGGAAGTGTGCCAATTGAAAGATACTTGGGTATAACACACGCTGGTGAAGTGGTCTTAACTTCTTCTACTGGTGGTGGTATCCTAACCTCGGGTTCTGGCCCGATTAACTCAGTCCAAATCCATACAGGTGCTGGAATGCTATCTGGGTCAGCATCGCTTTTATTTAACGCTTCTACAAACACAATGGTATTAACCGGAACCTTAGATGTCTCTGGAGCAATTAACGCCAATGAACTCAACATTAATGTAACTAATAAAAATGTCATTAATTTAGATGTCTCGGGCTCGACGAAGTTTGGAGACACTCCAGACGACACCCATCAATTAACAGGCAGTGTTTTAATAAGTGGTTCATTAGCGGCAACGCATAGAGTCATTAGTGTTTCTTCATATACTATTTTGTATACAGACTATTTGGTTGGCGTAAATACACAAACGATTAGTGCTATTTGTACTTTAACTTTGCCTCTTGCCAATACTTTACCAGATGGGCAAATGTTAGTTATAAAAGATGAACAAGGATCAGCAAATACTTGGAATATTAAAGTTACTTCTAGTGGTGCCGATACTATTGACGGCCAAAGCAGTATTATGTTGGAATCGTCCTATGGTGCCCTAAACCTATATACCAATGGAAATGATAAATATTTTATTTATTAATGTAAATTAGGAATTTATAAATCTATTTAAAGTAGCGCCAGTGATGTCTCTAAAGCCCTGTGTTGACGGGCATCACAGCCATGGCGCGTTTTATGGAGGATATAAATTATGGCTTATAAATTTCAATTAGGTTCCGCGCAAATGTCGGGTAACCTATTGCAAGAAGGTACACTTACTTCTGAAGGCGCTTTTGTTGGTGAAACAACAATTTCAGGTGCTGGTCAGATCGCTGGTGGATCTCTTGACATTCTAGGTGCTGCTGATATCGATGGTGCCCTTACTGCTGCTAGTATCGTTTCTGATGCTCAAGTTAATGCTGGTACAAATCTTTCTGCTGCTGGTGAAATCGCTGGTGCTTCTTTAGACATAGCAGGTGCTGCTGACTTTGACGGTGCTCTTACCGCTCTTTCTGTTGCTTCTGATTCATTTGTTAACGCTGCTACTAATGTTTCTGCTGCTGGCGAAATCGCTGGTGGTTCTTTAGACATAGCTCTTGCTGCTGATATCGATGGTGCCTTAACTGCTGGTTCTGTTGCTTCTGATGCTGCTGTTACTGCCGTAACAAATGTTTCTGCTGCTGCTCAACTTGCTGGTGACAACCTTAATCTTGGTGGTGGTAACGCTACTGTTTCTGCTGCTGGTGCTCTTTTTGCTGCTACTTCAATTTCTGGTAATTCATTAGCGCTTCACGGTGGACTTGCTAGCATTTCTGCTGGTGGTGTTATTGACTTTGCTTCTGGTGATGTTCGTGGTGCCTTAACTGCTGGTTCAGTTAGTTCTGATGCTACTGTTGTTGCTGCTACAAATGTTTCTGCTGCTGGTGAAGTTGCGGGTGGTTCACTTGATATCGCACTTGCTGCTGATATCGATGGTGCTCTTACTGCTGGTTCAGTTAGTTCTGATGCTACTGTTGTTGCTGCTACAAATGTTTCTGCTGCTGGTCAAGTTATTGGTGCAGATTTAGTTTTCGGAAATGCTGTTAAGCTCGGTGCTGATACAGTTATTGATGTAAACGCTAACATTACTGCTGGAACAGCTAACCTTTTCGCAATCTCAGGTTCTGAAACACTTCAGATCGCTGGTACTGTTCGACTTGATGGTGTTTCGAATGCTGATGCTCCGGCAATTGCTGCTGATAGTATCTATTTCTTGGATGCTACCGACAGTCTCATGAAGGCTATGACAATGAGTGAATACGCTACTGCTATCGCTGGTCCGGGTCTTACTGCTACTAACGGTCAGTTAAGTTCTGATGCTGCTGCTGCGCCAAACGGTATTGGCAATGCGAATGCTAGCTTGGTTGAAGGTTTCAACTATGGTACAACCACTTTTGATGCTGATCGTACTTGGACACTTCCAGCGTCACCATCTGCTGGTGATCTTGTTCGTGTTAAAGCTCCTAATAGTTTAGGTGGATTTAAGATTAACATTGCTCGTGGAGACGCGGGTCATTCAATTGACGGTGTTGCGGGACCAATAGAATTAGAATCAGATGCTGGTGCTCTTTCATTCGTCTATGTTGCTGCTAACGATTGGAGAATTATCTAATCATACGATTGGATTATTTTTCTATACCATTGGTATATATTTCTGTGGAGGTTGGCTTCGGCCAGCCTCCCTTTTTATTATCTAGAGCCTAATTATGGATAGTAAGAGGAAATAAAATGGCGTATTCGAAACCCAGCACAAAAATGAAGAAATTGGGATCAAAATTAATTGATACACATGAAGAACAAATAATTGTCGGAGCGAAGACTTTTAACCAATTGACAGCCTCAGTGGGTATTTCTTCTAAAGGACCAGTTGAAGCACCTTCATTCCACGGAGACGGCTCGCATTTGACAGGAATGTCTTATGTAACACCAGCAGGAAACAATGGAGAATTACAATTTAATAATGAAGGCCAATTTTCTTCAACGGAAAAAATAGTTTTTGATAATGACACCCTTAATGTCACCGGTAAAATTACTACTAATACAGTAATAGCTGATGAAATACTTGGAGATGGCGCAGGGCTCATAAATGTAAGTGTTGAATCGAAAAACATTGCTGGGATGATAACAGCAGAACAGATTAATACCCAAGGTGCTATTCAAAATATTAATGGTAATTTAGAAGTTATCCTTTCAGATAAAAGTGGACTTGTAGTAAAAGAAGGCGGCCTAGGTATTAGCTTATCAAATTTTAATCATACTAAATATTCGGATAGTCTAAGTATAATAGTTGCCAATTCAATGAATTCTAATTTTAAACTTAGTCTACAAACAATTGAAGAGCACATCAAAGCTAACGCTTCTAAATTAAAAGGTACTATCCCAAATTCTATACTTCCTAAAATTATTTATGCGAATGCCTTTGTGGGAGATGGTTCTCAATTAACTAATGTAACTGCCGAACCTGTTCCTACTGGTGAAGATTCAGAGGTTCAATTTAACTTAAACGGAACTTTTGGTTCAACTGCTAATTTTGCGTACTTAAATGATTCTAATATGCTTAAGGTTCACGGAACTGTTAATGCTTCAACTGCTGTTAAAACTAATGAAGTTCATCTCAACAGTATGATCATTGGCGGAGATATTATTATAGATACAAATAAAAACTTTAATGTAACTAGAATAAGGTGTGAAGATGCCTATGTAAATCAAAACTTAATGGTAATTGAAGATGTTATTGCGAATAAATTTATTGGCGATGGGTCAGAGTTAAGCGGATTACCCGTACAAAGCTTTGAAAATTATAAAGAAAATAGTGTTCTTTTCTGTGGCGCTTCTGAAGGTGAAATTAAGTCTTTACCCGTCATTACCTTCAATGATCCAAATTTATTGATGAATACAGATGTTAAAATCAATGGCAACTTAGTGGTAGAAAAAGAAATACAGTTTGGAATTACTACGACAAAGCCGAAGTCACAGGATATGGTTAATAATTCTGCTCAATTCTATTTAGATGAAAGTAATTCCGATCTAAGAATTAAAATTAAATTAGGTGATGGCACCATTAAAGAAGGCTCTATTTGGGTGGATTAATCTCTAATCTTCTTTTTCCTCACAAAAACACTAATTAATGGTGATAAACTATTTCTAGGAGAAATCTGAATGTCTTCAATGTTAGAACAAGCGATTATTGATGCTACCACACTTCGCGAAGCAGCACTTAAAAGTGCGGAACAGGCCATCATTGAAAAATATGCCCCTCAAATAAAAGATGCCGTTGAGCACCTATTAGAAAATAATGACCCACAACCCTCAATGGCTGTCGGATCATTTGTAAAGCACCTTGAATCTAATCAAACTGGACATATACGATCAATTGATGAAGATGGATATCAAGTCGAAGGCGTAGATGGCCAAGTTTTCTTGGCAGAAGCAGACGAGCTAGAAGAAACCGAAGTGCTTCAAGAAGAAGAAATGGGTGGAAATATTGCCTCTGTTGCAACATCTCAAGCCGTTGAAGCACCAATAGCTTCCGCTCCTGCTAGTGTCGTAGACCCTAACGCAGAAGCAGAACTCTCAATGGAGTTTGAATTTGATCCGTCCGATTTTGAAATTGATCTCGGAAGTATTCAACAACAAGCTCAAGCAGATCCAGACTCATCAGGAGAAACCCCAATTTCTACTTCTGAATTATTAGATGATCTCACTAATGAGCCAGAAATTGAAACTGATGAGAATACAATTGATGCTGAACTAGAATTACAAGAAGTTGTTGATCTTGTCTCTGAAATTCTCGCCGAAGAGGAAGAAGTGATTGAAGAAGAACTAGTTGTAGATACAAGCCAACAAAAGCATGGTTGGACAGTTACAGATGTAGGAACACGCACCTACGACCAAGAATTAAGTCTTGCAAGATTGCAAGGGACAGAAGCCAAGAAGGAAAATGAACTCCTTAACAAAGCCCTTGAAGATATCAAAGAGACAATGAATAATAATAAAAAAGATACTTTACAAATCATTGATGTTGTAAAGCAACTAAAAGAAAAACTCGATGAGACCCTTATTTCTAATGCTCGTCTTGTTTATATGAATAAAACTTTAAGCGATGCCTCCCTGAATGAGCGACAAAAACATAAAATTGTTGAAGCCATCGCAACGGCAAACTCAGCCGAAGAAGCTAAGACTCTACATGAGACTCTAACTGCTACAGTGGGATCAAGTTCTAAAACTGCTCCAAAATCACTAAGCGAGTCTGTAAATAGAAAATCTAATCTTTCTTCGATGATGCCTAGGCGAAATGATAATGTGGTTACCGAGTCCCTGTCATTTGCTGATAGAATGAAAAAACTCGCTGGTATTAATTAAAACATTTTTGGAGGTATTAAAAAAATGTCTATTATAGAATCTCTAACAGAGGGTATGGTCCAACGCGATATGGCGAAAGAAGGTGCCGCTCTCTTAAACAAATGGAGCCAAACAGGACTTCTTGAAGGATTGGAAACAGATCACTCAAGAACGACTATGGCTCGATTGCTTGAAAACCAAGCCAAGGAACTTCTTCGTGAAGCTTCTACAATGGCTTCTGGGGATGTAGAAGGTTTTGCTTCTGTCGCATTTCCTATCGTTCGTCGCGTATTCGCCGGACTTATTGCTAATGATCTTGTAAGTGTTCAACCGATGTCTTTGCCATCTGGTTTGATCTTCTTCCTTGACTTTACAACATCAGCAGATGGTGCTGGTCTTCCAAGACTTGGATATCCAACTCCTGCTAGTTCACTCTATGGTGGTGGACGAATTGCTGCTCAAATTACCGGTGGTGTAATTTTGACTGGTCAAGATGCTGAACGCGGTCCTTACGCGCTCAACAACGGTTATTCATCTCCTACAGCAAGTATTGCTATTACAACAACACTTGTTGGTTCAGGTACTGTTGGTGAAGGTGGAACTTCTATTTTCGCATCACCACAGAAAGGCGCACTTGGTGGCACTGATTATGACAACATTACTCTTCTTGATTTTGATGTTGACCTTGTAAGTGGTTCTGCTTGGGCCGCTGCTACAGTTCCAAAATCACTACTTACAACTGGTCAATTCAATTTTGATGATTATATAACCATCTCTATGACTGGTTCTGGTGGAGCTACTGACGGTGCTCTTGTTCGACGATTAACTCGCGAAGATCCTTATAATTCTGCTAATGTACTTTTCATCTTGGGTGCTACTGGATCAGAAAACGCAACAGCCATGGCAACTGAGCTTGATGCTACAACTGCTGCTAACGCTGCTATCACTGATAACTTTACCAATGGTGGATCTGTTGGTTCTATTATTGGAACAGACACATGGGGATTAGAAAACAATCCTAACATTCCAGAAATCGACATCAAAGTTGATTCTGTAGCAATCACTGCTGTAACTAAGAAATTGAAAGCAAAGTGGACCCCTGAATTGGGTCAAGACTTGAATGCTTACCATAACTTGGATGCTGAAGTGGAATTGACTTCAATTCTTTCTGAGCAAATTGCTCTTGAGATTGATCAAGAAATCCTTGAAGATCTTATTCGTGGTGCTGAAGCTGGTGTTTATTACTGGTCTCGTTCACCGGGTCTTTTCGTTAATCGTACTACTGGTATTGAAGTTGGAGCTTCTTCTGCTGCTCCTGATTTCACTGGTACCGTATCAGAATGGTATGAAACCCTTCTTGAAACGATTAATGATATCTCAGCCCAAATCCATCGTAAGACACTTCGTGGCGCTGCTAACTTTGTAGTTTGTGGACCAGAAGTTGCTAACATTATGGAATTCACCACTGGTTTCCGAGCCAATGTAACTGCTGACGCAGACAAAGGTGACATCGGCGCTGTTAAGGTTGGATCTCTTTCAAGAAAGTTTGATGTATATGTTGATCCATACTTCCCACGGAACCTTGTTCTCGTAGGTCGTCGTGGTAATTCATTCCTCGAAAGTGGATATGTATATGCTCCGTATGTACCTCTCCAAGTGACACCTACCATCTTCGGCCCAGAAGACTTCGTTCCTCGCAAAGGCGTAATGACTCGCTATGCGAAGAAAATGGTTCGTCCTGACATGTACGGTCTTGTTATCGTTCGTGGACTTCTTGGTGAGTCTGGTTCTTCTGTCTAGTATTAGATAGTAACCTTTTTACTACTAACCCCTCGGTCTTCGGATCGGGGGGTTTTTTACTTACAAGACATACTAGTTATAATGAATCTTGGGATTCACAATGTATTTGACATGATTATAAACGGAGGGTTAAAACATGGGAAGTAGAAGAATAGGTCTTGCGAGAACGCAAGCATTGATACAACAATTAAAAAGAGAACTACAAATGAATGGTTCTAAATTTGTAGGAGAAAAAGAAAAGATAGTAGCGACCGCAGCGGCAAAGACATTAACTGCGGCTGATAGTGGGGCAACAATTGTTTGGTCTCATGATGCCGGTACAGGATTTAATATAACATTACCAAAATGCGCTACTGGTTTACGCTTTACCGTAAGATTTGAAATAGGAACAGCCATAGCTGGACATCATATCACGGTTGGTGATGCGGGAGATCGTTTTTTTGGAACAGCAACAGTTGTAAGTACAACTAATGATAAACTTGCTGTACAACAAAAAGCTAAAGCACTTACAGATGCTAAATTTATTCACACACGGAGTGATTTACAAACTACTGGTGGAAATGCTGGAGATGTTATTGAAATTGTAGCTATAGACGATACACACTGGCTTGTTAATGCGAGACTTCATACTACAGGTAATAATCCCACTAGCCTTGCGGTCTTTAAAAGCGCACCATAATAATATTCTATTAGATTATTTATACTTCCCTCTAGCTTTATTGGCTAGGGGGATTTTTTATTTTAAAACTATTTAATGACGAGGTAAGTTATGAAAGTAAAACAAAAAAGATTATATGCTAAGAGACAAGCTAAATTAGCAGCAGAAGCAGCAAAGGCATCAAATCCTATAGATAATTCTGTAGCTCAAGAGAATTTAAAAAAAGAACTTGCTGAAGAAGCAGCTAAGAAAGAAGAAGCCGTAAAAGAAGAAGCAAAGGCTCCCGAACCCGAAGTTGTTAGCGAAGAGCCAGTAGTTCAAAAAAGAAAAGCCGCTCCAAAGAAAGTAGTTAAATCAAAAACCAGCCCAAGACGCAAAACCCGTTCATCCTAAGTCAGTGCCGGTTTGTACCTTTAAGCACTAATTACTATGATCGGAGGGTTCATGCATGGCATTTCCAACTTTAACACCAAAATCTCAACAATCCGCAATTGTTCTGCCCCCCACTGGTACTTACTCTGAGGTTTTACCCTCTCTTCCATTTGGGATCTATACAACAGGCTCATTTATATCAGGAGCAGTCGATCAAGTTGCTTACACTTATCGTAAGTTAGGTGGAGATGTTCTTGATCTGGAAATTAAAGCTGAGAATGTATATGCTAACTATGAAGAAGCAGTATTAGAATATTCGTATCTTGTTAATCTTCATCAAGCTAAAAATATATTAGGATCGTCATTGGGTAATCCAACAGGATCATTTAATGAAGATGGAACTGTTATTGGAGGACAAGAAGGAGTAGAATTAAAATTTCCTAAGTGGAATTTTGGTTATGCCGCTAAAGTAGGACAAGCATTTTCACATGAGGGAGGCTTCGGCGGAACAACGCCTATTTACTCAGCATCTTTTGATTCTGTGCCCAATGTCCAAGATTATAATCTTCAAACGATTGTGTCATCTTCCGCCGCAGCAGGGGGTGTACCTTATGCTAATATTGATCGAACAAAAAGAATCGTAATCAGAGAGGTTTTCTATCATACTCCCCAGTCAATGTGGAGATTCTACGGATATTATGGTGGACTGAATGTAGTGGGCAATTTAAATACTTACGGACAATATTCTGATGATTCCACATGGCAAATTATCCCTACATGGCAGAATAAAATGCAAGCCATTATGTTTGAGGATAGTTTATATACACGGACTTCACACTATTCATATGAGATTATTGATAATAATTTAAGGATTTATCCAACTCCCACAGCTTATTCATCACCGCCTAAATTTTGGTTTAGATTTTCAATAAGAGAAAATATATGGACCGATGAATTTAATGACGGTCAAGATGGCGTGAATAATATGAATACACTTCCTTTTGATAATATCCCTTATGTTAATATCAACTCAATTGGTAAACAGTGGATTCGTAGATTTTGTCTCGCTTTAAGTAAGGGAACTTTGGGCCAAGTGCGCTCAAAATTTGGCAATAATGTACCAATTCCCGGTGACAATGTAACTCTTAATGGTTCGGACCTTTTAGCTCAATCTCAAGCAGAACAAGAGCTATTAAGGGAAGAATTGAAGGCACAATTGGAATCTATGACTTACGATAAATTAATTGAACAAGATTCTAACATTACCGACAATGTAAATAATATTCAGAAGCATGTACCAACAGGAATTTTTGTAGGATAGATAATGAAAATCAAAATTATTAAATCAAAGCCAGAGTTAATACAAGAATTAACAGAAGAAGAATATGGGTATCTTGAGGATGCTCTTCAAATTCCTATATCGGAAATGCCTTTCTCAAACATCTTCGGAGATAAATACCGAATTATTCAATCATATGGTTCTCTAAAAACCGATTCACCCTTTGGTAAAACAATGAAAGTACTGGGGGAATTCGGCTGGGAACTTGCTCCACGAGAAAAGGGCGACAAAGGAAAGATTATAATTCGGAAGAATGTCGAGACTCGCAGAAAAACAAAAAATAAAGACGGCGAAACTAAATTTATTACTAACAAGAATATGACAACTATGGGTCTCAAAAAGTATGTCCAAAGTGCTTATACATTTTTTGCTAATTCTCTACCCAAGATGTATAATAAATATTTAGACCTTGAAAAACTGGCTAAACCTGCTTATAAGAACTTACCTGATGATCCCGAGGAGCGCAAAAAAGCAGTTGAAGATATAGAAACAAAATTCCTCATACCACGAAAGCGATTGATGGAGAAAATTGATAACACAATCGCAAAATGGTTCAATGGAAGACGGCATTTCACAGCTACTAGTTTGCTTCCACCTTCATCTTATGAAGGCAGCGGTAACAGTGGAGGCATTTATTGGAAGAAAGTAAAAGACGACTTTGAGTCTCTATTAAAGCTTGCTAATGATGATGCTGCTATGATGAAGCTACAAACAGGCTTTGATAAAGAGTTTTTGCCTTCATTTATAATCTATTCTAGACACCCTATTGATGTATACCGTATGTCTGACTTTGTTGAGATTACTTCCTGTCACACTCTTCCATCCAAAAGGCACCTAACAAGCTTACCTAGCAAATGGGATGATTACAATATCTGTGCTCTTGCCGAGGCTTATGCCAATGGAATGATTGCCTATTCAGTTCCAGCTAGCTCCTTTGAAGAAGCAGGGATTGAGCCCACACAAGAGGGTATAGATGAATACGAAGATGGCGAATTATTCGAGGATGATGAGAGAGATGTGGATGGTCTAAAGCCAGAAGCTCGTGTTAGAATCCGAAATACCACAGTAACAGACCCCAAGTCTGGTGATATAACGAGACTTGCTGTACCAGACCAAAAAGTTTATGGTTCAGCCAAATCAGGATTTAAAACAAATGTTCGTGATTTTATATCTCAAGAACAAAAAGAAGAACTTGAAAAAGTATTCAATGATCCCAGCGTTACCATTAAAGGAGAAATGGCACAAAAGTTAGGATTGTCCGACGGTGACGATGACAAATCTCATATATCTTTAAAATCATTTCAAAGATACGGTGGAAGCTATGAAGATTCAGGAGCAGCCGTAAAAAATAATCTTCCTCTTATGTTCGCTAGTGCTCTAGGCATCAGTCCAGATATGATACACACAGTTGGCGAGATAGAATATAGCAAATTTATGCAGGATGAATTAGAAAGCAAAGTAGATAACACAGACCGCTTACAATACCTAAATGATCAACTAAACGATGTTTTAGAGCGTGTAAACGGGATGCGATTTAAAATTATGACGAGTATTCAAGAAGATTATGATGATACTTTTTACTATAATTCAATAGATCTTCAAATAAATATTCCGCTTCCATCTTATATGACGGAAATAGCCAAAGAGCGCCGCCGTGAAGTTTATGATTTCTTCAAGGATTACGAGGATGAGTACAACCTCTACTATGATGGGTCGGAAAAAGAGCCGCGAGACATAATGGTCTATCAAAAAGATTCCATGGAAGCCCAAAACTTAGGGTTTGATACCGCATTTATACGGATAACCTATAGGAACCTTGATGAATTAATGCAGGATTCTGGAGTAGATATGGATGTTGATCAGCCAGACGAGGTTATACAAATAATCCTTGACCATCCAGAATACGGAGGTTTCGCTGTGGATGCTCTCTCAGATCCCTATGTTGAAGATGGTTTCCAGCAAAAAACAGCAGCACTATTGGCTGTATCTCCCTTTGGAGATGATCCCGAGTATTATCTAACAAAAGTTCTCAATAATGTTCTCAACTCAGAGCACAATGTTGGAGATTGGACTGGGAATTTACCTGATTTAGACTATCACCCCTCTGGTATTGAATACTGGCAAGCGGCGGACTTTGAAAGCACAATGTCCTTAACAGATGATTGGATGATTGAATTAGGTCTTTCATCAGAACAGGTGGGGCTCTTTGTCGTTGCTCTAAACCAGAATAAGGAAGTTCAAAATAAGGTCGTTGAACTTATGGAGAAACATTTATATCCCAAGGCGGATTCTATCCTGCCCATGATAATTGAAACCGATGGTGCTACCATAGGAGCAGTTGAAGTGGGGTCTGATTATAAAAAAGTTGCTTCTATAATTGAGAACCCAGCAGGTTATTTTCAAACTTTTCAATTTCCTATTAAAATTGAACTGGATAGCAACGAAGTTGATACTAAGAATAAGATGATCCTTCTAATAAAAATCTTGGCACAGTTTGATTCTGATGATACACTCGACGACGCACTTAATACATCTGAAGGCCAAGCCCTAATTCGCCAAGTAATAGAAGCTGCTACTCCCAAAGCTGTAAATGAAAATAAAAGACGAATGAAAGTTCGCATCCTGCGAGGTTAAATGAATGGCTGACAACAAATGGTCAAAACCGGTATCTCCTCCTCCCCCAATGTTTTTGGGAGAGAAAGAGAGAAATCTTGTAAAACAAGTAAACGATGAGATCATTGAAAGAGTTATTGGTCAACAAATATTATATTTCCCAATTGATATGGCAAGAACCGACTTTCACCCTGTATACGGCGAGGCCATAGAAAAAACTTTCTTAAATCCAATAAGAGTTTATGCTTTAGTAGATTATGGGGGCATAGAAACATCTTATTTAGAAAATATTGGCTTAGACAAGAAAACTGATATTACAGTTAACTTTCATAAGAGAAGACTTACTGAAGACCAAGATCTCTTCGTCAGAGAAGGAGATTTTGTACGGTATGGAACTAACTACTATGAGATAGTAAAGCTAGATGAACCACGACAATTGTTCGGCCAGATCGAACATCGTTTTGAAGTTGTTGCTTCTTGTATAAGAGCTAGAGAAGGAGTGTTCGATGCCTGTTGATGATAAAACTGAAGAAATCCCATTTTTGCCATCGACAATTGAAACAATTGATATAGGATTATTTAATTGGGTTGACGAAACATTGAGTTTATCTGTTAATACGAACAATGGATTTAAGAAAGTACCTGTATTGTGGCTTTCAGCAGAACGATCTTTTCAAATTAAAAATAATAAAGACCTTCGAGATGCCAGTGGAAAATTAAAATTACCATTGATAACCTTAACTCGCAAATCAATGACAAAAGACCCTACTTTCCGAGGCTCACATTATGCTAATATTTTTCCTAATGACGGTTATCGTGGTGGCTCAACACCAATAGCTCGCAGAATTATGCAAGTAAAAACACGAAACCAAGCAAATTCACAAGCTGTTAAAAAGTTAAGATCTGGTGATGAAACTGGAAGAATAGATAATAAAAAGGTTGTCTATGAAACAATGTCTCTACCTGTCCCTGTTTATGTTGAAATGATGTATACTGTTACTATGAGAACAGAATACATACAACAAATTAATACACTTGCTACACCGTTTATTACAGTTACGGGCGGTATTAATAGCTTTATCTTTGAAAATGATGGGCACAAGTATGAAGCATTCATTCAGCCCGGCTTTACACCAATGTCAAATGCCTCTAATCTTGGAGAAGAGGAAAGATTTTTTGAAACACAGGTTGAAATTAAAGTGCTAGGCTATTTAATAGGCGCTGGTCCAAATAATGAAAGACCAAAAGCGATTATTCGTGAAAATATTGTAGAAGTAAAAGTTACAAGAGAACGAGTCATGGTAGGTCAAAAAATACCATGGGCTAAGGTAGGCCAGAAATATCGAGAATAATTACTTTTGGTTATTTAAAACACTATTTATTATGAAATAGACTTTAAGGAGTGCTTTGATGCCTAGAAGATTTGACTTTGTATCACCCGGAGTTCAATTAAATGAAATTGACCTCTCGACGGTCCCTGCACAACTACAAGGGGATGGTCCCTTAATTATTGGTCGTGCCCAGAGCGGACCAGCTAATCAACCTATTAAGGTTAAATCCTATTCGGATTATGTCAGCGTTTTTGGAGAACCAGTATATGGTCCAGACGCTGCTAAGCCTGATTCATGGCGTTATGGCCAATCAGTATTTCCAGAATATGGTGCTATCGGTGCTCAAGCTTGGCTTGCTGCGGACGATACCCCGATTACATTTATTCGACTTTTGGGCGAACAGGATTCTAATGCTGTCCCAGCAGGGTATGCTGGATGGCAAACTGAAAAATATAATAATGCTGCTGGCGGTGATTTCGCTATAGCTGCTCGCCAAAATGGTGGAGCTTTCGGGCTTTTCATTATTGATAGTGGTTCGGCTAAAGTTTTAGGAACAGGCTCACTTGCTGCTGTTTGGTATCTTGATCAAGGTACTATCGAGTTATCAGGTACTGCTTGTAATATGCCTACCTCAGTTAATGAAACTGGATCGGCTCGCCTTTTTCAATCACGAGGAGGCGTACAAACCCCCAATACATATACTGTTTTAATAAAGAACGCATCGGGCTCAGCGTCTGAAGCAGTTTCTTTTAATTTTAATCCAGATAGCAATAATTTCATTAGAAATCAATTTAATACAGAACCCTATAAAACAAACCCAACTACTGAAACTGTTACTAGTTCTTATTGGCTTGGCGAAACCTATGAAGTATCTGTTGATTCATACACCCAAAACACAACCGCCGGTAAGCAAATTGGCGTTATACTTGGATTGGGCTCTGGTTCTATAAACGGTGCTAATAATCGATTTGGTTATACTGGCGCAAAAACTGGTTGGTTTATCAATCGCGATCCTAACCCAAGTCCTCAGACTGGTTCTTATCAAGCAATTAATATGGAAAAACTCTTCCGAGTTGTTGCTTTACAGGAAGGAGAATTTTTTCAAAGAAATTATACTATTGCCATTGAAGATCTTAAATTAGGAACAGCAGCAAATCCCGACTCAACATTTAGTTTGTCTGTTAGAAGGTTTAACAATAACTTCAGCGAAGTAGAAAAGTTCTCTGGATTAACCATGAATCCAAATTCCGAAAACTTTATTGCCAAGAGAATTGGAGATCAATATCTATCTTGGCAAGAAGACCAAAGAAAATTCAATACAATTAATCGTTATCCAAACATTTCAGACTATATTCGTATCGAGATGGCTCCTGCTCTACAAAATGGTGTAGGACCACAAGATGAATATGCTCTTCCTTTTGGATTCTTTGGGCCTAACAGATTTAAAGGTTTTACATGTACTAGTGGATCTAGCACAATTAACCGTCAAGCGGGAGCAGGCTTAACTCCTTTCGCCGTAGGTAAAGGTCCTTTTGTTCTTGGTTCTGGTTCTATTCCAATGTGTAATGGCGCGGATGCTATTTATAATAGTCCTGCTGTTGTTATGGGAGACCAAGACAACGAACCACATACACTAGCAACAGCTTCATTTGATTTTCCCTCCATAAAATTAACAGCTACTGGTACATATGGTATATCTGGTGGAGATTATCCAGCCCTTGTAAGTACAATGTTTGGAATTCATCCCTATCGAAGTGCTTCTATTAAGCTTGATAATAGCTATATTGATTTAATTCGTGCTTTACCACAAGGTTATGACATTTGGACTGAACCAGCATCAGATGCTGCTCTTGAAACATCGTTCATTTTCTCATTGGATGAAATAAGATTAAATTCTAATACCAATACGGCCTACTATCAATCAGGATCTCGCGCTGCTGGTAATTCTTATTCTGGAGATAATAGTCAACAAGCCTTGCTAACAAAAAATGTTAAGCAATTTATGGCTCCTATTTTTGGCGGCTTTGATGGTCTTGACATTAAACAAAAAGATCCATTTGCGAATTCTTTAATTGGTACCGTAAAAACATCTAATTATGAATTTGCTACCTTGAATAAGGCACTCGATATCGCCTCTGATTCAGAAAATGTAGCCATGGACCTTTTGGCCATACCCGGAGTTGGCAAGCAATCAATAACTGACCGAATGATTAAAGTTTGTGATGAACGCGCTGATTCACTTGCTATCATTGATTTAGATACTGCCTATACTACTTCTGCGGAATCAACCACAGAAAGTGCCGGAAGTGTTACATCTGTTGTATCAACCGTTCGAACTCGAAATTATGATTCTTCATATGGTTGTGTTTATCATCCATGGATCTTAGTACAGAATCCCGGAGCTAACGGAACAAATACTTATGTTCCATCTTCAATCGCTGGTCTTGGTGCTATGGCAGCATCACAAAAGGTTTCAGCGGTATGGTTTGCTCCTGCTGGTTTTAATCGCGGTGGAATTGCTCAACTTGGTGGACCAAACGGACCTCGCACAATTGGAGTTTCAGAGACACTTAATAAAGCTAATAGAGATGATTTATACGAAGTAGACATTAACCCTATTGCTAACTTTCAAGGTGATCCAGTAATCTTTGGACAAAAAACCTTACAAGCATATCCTTCCTCATTGGATCGCATTAATGTTAGACGACTTATGATTTATATCAAAAAGCGAATTAACACCATTGCCGATACTGTACTCTTTGATCAAAACATCGAGGCTACTTGGAGAAGATTCTCAGGCAGAGCTACACGCGTTTTGCGTCGAGTTCAAACCCAAGGTGGAATTGAAGCCTTTAAAATTGTTTTAGATAAAACAACGACTACTCCTGACTTACAAGATCGCAACATTATGTATGCTAAGATCTTTATTAAGCCAGCCAAAGCAATCGAGTTTATCGCAATTGACTTTATAATCACCCGCTCTGGTGTACAATTCTAAACCAAACTATTTAATATAAACGGAGATTTTTAAACATGCCATCAAACAACTTCTGGTCAGCACAAACAGTAGCCCCAAAGAGATCATATAGATTTATGGTCCAGATAAACCAAACGGTTCTGTGGTGGGCCAAGAATGTGAATACCCCATCCTTTGATGTAAGTGAGATCGAACATTCATTTTTAGGAAACAAATATTTCTTTCCCGGAAAAGTCTCTTGGTCAACTATCTCTATGACTTTAGTAGATCCTGTAACTCCTGATGCTGTAGCATTTACAAACAGTTTATTAACCCAATCTGGTTATATGATTCCAAAGAACACCAACGCTCCCCAGCGCTCAACAATTGATAAACCCGATGCTATTGCGGCTTCTAAAGGATTGGATCTTACGATTAGCGTTTTAGATTCCGAGGGCGAAGCTATTGAAGTTTGGACACTAAATCAAGCATTTATTAAATCAGCAAAGTTTGGAGATCTTTCTTATGAAGATGAACAAATGAGAACTGTTGATATTGAATGGCGCTATGATTGGGCCTCTTGCGAATTTACTGCCGCCCACCCAACTGCTGGTGTTGCTAATACAGATTATTTTGAAGTTGGAGATATCCCAAACCCATCAGACGCATATGAACCCACATAGGTGATAAATGGCATTCTGGACAGCTTTAGATAAAGAACCAAAAAGACAATACCGATTTATAATCTCTGGCGATGGACTTGTTAATGAGGGCGGCAAAGAAAACGATGGTATTTGGTGGTATGCTTTAAGTGTAACGAAGCCTTCGCTTACTATTAACTCCACAGAGCATCAATTAATCAATCATACATTTAAGTTTCCCACAACTGGTGTTTGGAATGATATTAGCATTTCTATTATTGATTATGACACGGTAGGAAAATCTCTCTATGATTCCTTGGCAGGTATTGGATTTTATCCACCAGATATTGATTTTAAGGGTAAAACCGATGGAATTTCAAAAGCTTTAAATGCCACTCGTGCTGGTGATGTAGAAATACAACAGCTAGATGCTGCTGGTGACATTATCGAAACATGGACATTAAAAGGAGCTTTCATAACAAGCATTAATTTTGGAGAATTAAGTTATGACAGCGAGAATTTTGTTAAAATTGATTTAACAATAAAATATGACTGGGCCGTATTAAACACAACACCGGGTACTGTTGAATCTAGTCCCGAGCCCATAACAGAAACTAATACTATAAGTCTTACATAACACATTTGAGGTGAAAATTGAGTAGAAATAATTCAGACCGGCTTGGTCCACAAGACAAGTCAGGGGAAACCCCCGTAACAGCAAATCCCATGGAGTTTGTTACTCCCACAGAGTTTGTTGAACTACCTTCAAAAGGGACATTCTATCCTGAGTCACATCCCTTACATAATGAAGATGTAATTGAAATTCGATATATGACTGCTAAAGAAGAAGATATTTTAACATCACAAACGCTTCTTAAAAAAGGCATAGCAATTGATCGTTTTTTACAAAACATTATTATAAGTAAACAGATAAAAGTAGATGATCTTTTAATTGGAGATAAAAACGCAATCCTAATTGCCGCTCGTTCTTCAGGATATGGAAATATGTATGATACTACTGTTGCCTGTCCTGCTTGTAATACTCGTGCTGATATCTCTTTTGACCTTGAGGACAAACAAATAAAAGAATCAATGATCGGTGAAACAGAAAATGTGAATAAAACCAGCAATGGCACATTCATGATCAAAATGCCTTTTTCTAAATTTGATGTAGAAATCAAGCTTTTAACAGGAAAAGATGAAAGATATCTGTCTACTGTTTCTGCTAAAAAGAAGAAGGGTAAAATGGCAGACACTCTAATAACAGATCAATACAAACTTATGGTTGTATCTGTTCAGGGTAATAGTGAGCGTGGTGTTGTCAATCATTATGCTGAGAACATGCCATTGCGTGATTCACGATTTTTAAAATCAGTCTATAAAGCAGTCAATCCTGATGTTAAAATTATAGAAGCTTTCGAGTGTAATTCATGTGGTCACGACCAAATGTTGGAGGTGCCTTTCGGCGCTGACTTTCTTTGGCCTGACAGATAAATACATGGAAGCTGTTTACGAACAGTTTTTTCTTCTTAAACATCACGGCGGTTGGTCTTTCATTGAGGCCTATAATCTTCCTATTGGATTGCGTAACTGGTTTGTCAAAAGACTAGAAAAACAATTCAAAGATGAAAAAGAAGCATATGAAAAAGCTTCTAAGAAAAGCAGATAATGTCCGCAAGGGCATTTTTTTTATCATACTAATTATTGTATAGAGGGATCATCGCATGTATATTAATTTTAATAAAAATCCTAAATTGTTAACTGAGAGTTGGTTGAACAATTTTGGAGAATGGAATAAGTTTTTGCTTGATTATATTTATGGCAAAGATACCAAAGATGTTTACATGATTAAAGAAGAAGAACAGGTATTGAAGTTTAATGTAAAAGGAACCGTCAAGCAACTTAGAAGTTATGCTGATGCTCTTTTTTCAGAAAAAGATTATCTTGAAGCTTATGCCCAGTTCGGCAAAGACCATCCGATGACCAACCAGAGACGAGTCATCCTCCAACAAGCAGTAGGACAATTTGAACAAACTACTGGTATTACTTGGCCTTTCTCTGACGAGGATTAATAAGTGGCATCTTATCCTATTAAAAGCAAAGCAGATCTAATTGCGGCTCTTGCCACATTGGAGGCTAGCGAACTCGAAGCTGCCGGTCTTAGTAAAGAAGGGGGCAAAACCACTTCAAAAGGAGATCCTAATGTATTACGCGCCAAGCGTGACCAATTAGCAGCACAGCAAAATATTAATAGCGCTCTTCAAGAACAATATAAGCTAATGATTCGCAATAAGGAGTTAGCTGAGACAGAGGGTGGTTTATTCCACGAAATTGCTGAAGAAATTTTAGGATCAGTAGGTAATCTAGAGGAAGCCACTGAGAGATTAGCAGCATTTAAACAATTAGCTGAAGCGACTGATGGCGCTGTGGCCGGAATAGCCTCTAGTCTCGGTGTAGATGCTAAAAATAGTATTAACAAGGGATTAGATGATATAACAGGTGGTTTGGCTAAGCTTACAGACTCATTCTTTACCAGTGGACTTGAATTTGAAGCTATGGCCTTTGCGATGGGGTCCTCTCTGCTACAACAAGTAAAACCCGCGATTACCTCCGTAGCTTCTGCTATCTTAGAAATGACCAAAGTTGTTGTTCTTGCTTTTGATCAAGCTCAAGCTAAATTGAATGCTACAACCGGAGCAACTTACGCTTTTAACGATGCTCTTTATGATTCTCAGAGATCAATGAATATTCTTGGTG